ATCCGGCGGATGACCGTCTTGCGCCACATCTCCTCGGTGTGCGTGACCCACGGTCCAGAGTTTCCGCTCCGAGCTGACTGGCGGATTCTTTCGATTTGGTCGCGGCGCATGACCTCTACTTGCTTCTGCCCGTCCTTGAAGAAGCAGACAGCATAGGCCAGAACGGGCTCGCCTGGTTCACCGTCATACTTGGGTCGATGCCGCAGAACCTCTCCACCCTCAAGATCAAAGACGTGCTCGAACTCTTCGTTCTTGTGGACGACCCTGGCGACAAAGTTCGCAACGTCTCCGGAGCGGCGCACCAGCTCCATCAGGCCGGTGTAGTCAATCCACAGTTCGGCCTCCATGCATCGGCGCGTCTTGTTGTAAAGCGGCACCAGGTGGGCTCGGTGCAGAACACCGCCAGCAACAAGGTTGAGCTCGCAGGCTTTGGCCAGTGAGGTGTAGATCGACTCTGGGCTGCAGTCCAGAAGGCGTTCGTTCTTGTAGGCCTCAAAGCAGGCCAAGCTCACGATCCGCTCAATGTCGGTGCCCTTGGGGGCAATGCGCTGAAGGGTGGGAGACTTCCTTTCCAGGTAGCTCCTGATATTGCCCAGTTTGTTTTGAGGTGTAAGTGCTGTCGTCATGATTTGGCTCCAAGTACGCGAAAGACCCGGGCACCCTCGCGTTCTGAAAGGTAGGACTTGTAAAGATCCGGGTGGTCCTGCTGAAACTTCTTCTGGTCGAATCGCGTGGAGCTCCTGTTCTGCTTCCAAGATGCGATTCCCTTGATGCCTGCGCCGTCGCCGATAGCCGCTCTAAGCTTGTTCTCGATCTCGTTCTTCTCGTCGGTCAGTGCTTTGATTTTCCGGCGAACCTCGACTAGTCGGTTGTGGTTCTCGATTTCGCTGCCTGTTGGCGCACGAAGATCCTCAACCTTGACCCTCGGATGCATCGAAGACAGCGCCTTTTTGGCCATGTCGCTTCCATCCGGCGATGGTGGGACATTGCCTGCTACGTGTTTGTCCCACCAGGCAAGAGAGGTCTTCAGAATCTGTTGACCTAGTTCCTCGTCTCGCTCAATCCGGTACTCGCGGTAGTCATCCATTCCAATGAGTACTGCCACATCCCAGTACGGCATGTCAGTGACTTCCATGTAGACGCGACACTGAACCTCAACGTCCAATGGCACCAGTACCGTACCGCTTTCGCCCCACCCTTCACGGCTTCGGCGGGTCTTGATCTCCAGCCCCCATGTAGTGTCTTCCCCTACGATGATGCGGTCTGGAGTTCCGAAGATGTGCTTCGTGTCTTTGTGCCAAACCAGGCCGCACTCTTTGACCTCAATACCTGGCCTGTTTTCAGCATAGAGCTCGGACACGTACTTCTCCATGACCCGGCCACGCTTCATGGCGGGATTGTCCGACTGCTCCTCGATCTCATTGCGCATCTTGTTTGACCAAAGCGCAAACAGGCTCTTGCCAAACGAGCCAACCTTCATGTCTTTTTCAGCTGACGCGCAGATGATGGAGGCGACATCGGTTCCACCGAGCCCGCCCTTTCGTTCTCGTAGCCATTGCTCTCGAGTGTTGGTTGTCTGTTCCATGAATCAATCGTAGTCACCGCCCATTACCGTGTCAAGGAGCCACACATTTGGGTGGACAGATTATGGTCTATTCGATATTCTTTGCCTCGGAGACGGCGCTAATGGCCACGGTTGAGCAATATCGAATGGCCCTTCCTGGGCGCAGTAGTCGTGCCGCGTTTACCGAATGGTTGAACGAACAACTCAAACCAATGGATCAGGGCCTAAGTGTTCACTATCTAAGAGACCTCGAGCGAGGCAGAAAGATCCCATCACTATCATTGGCTGTCGCCATCTACCGCGCAACTAGCGGTGTGGTCTCACCCGCTGAGTGGCCTGGCCTCTCTTTCAAACTGCGGCTTTGAGTGGCGGCACCAGGTGCATACCTTGTTCAAGTCAATCAGCAACAGCACGGACCCTGGGCCACACTTGGCGCACCGGCCTGGGATTACTTTCCCAACCTGGCCGTCGAGGGCGTATACGTCACCATGCCGAACAACCGTTTCATTGGGGATGTCTTCCCAGTTAGTTACATGCCCAGGGAACGGTACAATCACGCCTGACTTTTTCACAAAGCCATACTAACAAATGGAGAGGCACATGCCCCTTATCAACCGACCACGACTTCAAGAAATCAGAAAGAACTGGAAACGCATGAACCTGAGCAGAGTTTTGCCCGAGCTTCTGGCTTACATTCGTGAGCTCGAAGGCATGTTGGAGTCTGGCCAAATCACCGTCAACGTCGGCGCCATCAAGGCTACGATCGACGCCGGCCCCGATGGCAAGATGGGCACCAAAGACGATTCCGTGAAGCTCAGTCGAGCCAAGAGGAAGCCTGCAGCCAAGAAGCGGGCACCGGCAAAGAAGAAGTCCTAGGACTCGATCTCTGTTCGCAGCGTAGCTGTCATCAACTGGAATGTGATCCATTCCTTGCGGAGCCGAAGTGCCTTTGCGAGCTCTTTGGTCAGCATCTCGTACCTGGGCCCATAGGCGACCATGTCGCCATCGTCGTCCACCACAATCCAGCCCTTCTCACTTCGCTCGAGATTCCAGCCTTCTGGCAATGTGACTGGGGTACTCATCGAAGCGTCGGACATCCCTCGTAGGGCACCAGGTTGTTCATGTAGTCCATCACGAACGCTTCGTGCCAAGCTCTCGCTGACTCCATGAAGGAGCGCACGAAGCATTCTTCGGACAGAAGGTTCCAGAACGTCTCCTCTTCTCGTCCCAGCATACGACGGGATTCGTTTGCGTGCTTCCACAGCTGGTATGGACGCATCGACAACCATTCCTGTATCCCGGCCAGCTCAACGTCATTCGGCAATTCATCATCGCGCTCGAGGTTGAAGAGCGCATCACCAACGGCCAGGTAGACATCGCTCATGAGCTCAGGCTGTATGTCTTCAGTGTCCCAAACAGGATCCGGCAGCATCGCATTGATTCCGATCATGATGATCTTCAGCAGTGCGCCGCTTTCGACCATGGATTCGATTTCAGTGGCCGTTGAATCGTAGCGACCAAACAGCGCCCTGACGGAGCAGGGAAAGCCCAGCTCTGATTGCAAATCAATCTTGTCGGATTTCGATAGGTATGTTTCTACTTGTTCGTTCATAGTCTTACGATGGGTCTGCGAGGTTGTCTCTTGTTGCGGCAGATGCGGAAATCCTGTTGACGTAGCCCATGACATTGATCACGTTGGCGCTGCCGGCATAGGCTGCGATTCGCCTGGCCGTAGTGCCATTGCCCTTGAGCGGTTGGCCTGGCAGCACAAGCATCCACCCGCTCTTTGGCGGTACTGTGAAGATGCTTCTTTGGTCTACCGCAGCTGCTGCTGTGGACAGGTACCCAACATGCATCGTGACCTCCACAGGAGCTGCCGATGTGTTGGTCACCCAAAGCCACACCTCGTCCTTGCGTCTCTTCGAAATCAAAGTGTCGTGAATGAATGTCCCATTGCCGCTGGTATCGGTGATCTTGATGGGGTCTCCGTCACCTTCAGTGCCATCTGGGCTGAGATTGATTTTAGTGTATGCAGGCATGTTGAATCCTAGAAGTATGACCCATCGTCTTCGACCTCTTTCGGCCTGTCTATGGCAATGATATCGCCTGGCTTGGACCAGAGATAGGTGCGGGTTCCCTTGTGCATCTTTCTCACCCTCTCGTAACCGAGAGAACGCATGATCGTTCCAACCCGCATTTCGGCCGGCTTGCTCATCTGGTATGGCTCCAGCTTTAGGGCGTCCTGCATGATCTCTTGGGTCGTGATCTGGCTTGCATACCTTGCGTCAAGCCACACGATAAGCATCTCCTCCCACGGATCCTGCTGACGGTATTCATCCGAGACCTGCTGCAGGTCTTCTTCCAGATCGCTCTGCAGCCACCAGGCCTCATTGTTTCGGTAGGCTACTACCGCCTCTGCCCACAACTGTTCCCGGTTGGCATTGAGCCAGTCGAGATTCACAGCACCAACCTCGACGGGCCAGAAGCGCCTCGAGCCGGTCATGTCCGAGATGAAGGACTTCTCGTTGGTGGTACCGCAGAACACACAGTGCCGCTTCTTCGTGACTGCGTGGCGCCCGTATGCTGGGCGGTAGGTGTCTTCTTGAGCTGACAGAAATGCCTTGGTAGCAGAGTTCGCGCTCTTGCGAATGGAGTCGAGCTCGGCCACCTCGTAGATCCAGGTGCGCTGGATCTGCGCATAGGCGTTTGGTGAACCGATATCCATCGGGGTATCGCAGAAGTACTGCTCACCAGCCAGGGTGCGAAACGCTGTGCTCTTGCGGGCGCCCTGCTTGCCGATCAGGATGAGTACGGTGTCTGCCTTGCATCCTGGTTGTATTGCTCGTGCAACGGCCTGAATCAGCCAGCGACGGCCCACATCCCGATGCAGCTCATTGTCTGCCGCCCCGACGCCCCTGATCAGCCACTCCGAAATGCGCGGCGTTCCATCCCAACTGCAGGACTCAAGCCATTCTATCAGTGGGTTCCGCTTGCGTTCTTCGCCAATGAGAGACGCAACCTCGGTGACCAGGCCTGTGCTAAGCCGCACATCGTAGACTTCCTCCAGCCAGATGGCGATGCGGGTATCGTCCGTGTCTCGATACTCCTGGTCAGCAAGCATCAGCACGTTTCGAAAGTCGTCTTTCCAGACCTTCTTACGCCAACGCCGGTCGTGAGAAATGATCAGGTAAGCGTTTCTCTTGGTGGGGCGAACGGCCTGCGTGCCGTCCTTGGTGGTCATCATCTGCAGCATAGACAGGACGCTGCTGCTGGCTTGCTCTTCTTGGTTTGGACTGCCCGTAGGTATGCCGTCTTTGCCCACAGGCCCAGCATCCACAGCTGCCTCCATGAGCTCAACAAGAGTGGGCGCGTTTGCTTCGGTCAGGGTGTCAGACAGGTCAGGCAAGGGTTCGCTCCAGTGGAAGCCTATAGACCTTGCGTGGAGCTAAGGTCTTGGCGATCGTGCTAGCGTATTCATCACCTTGTTCGTCTGGGTCACACCCGATGTAAATGGCTGCGTTGTCTGGCACGTTGAGAGAGGAGAGTGAGGAGAAGGATCCGGAGGCACCGGAGATAATAGCGAGTTTGGTATTTGCCTTTGTAACTTCCGAGCAAGCCATGAGAAGGTCTGTGATGCCTTCGCAGATCAAAAGGCCGTGTAGATCCTTTGCTGGGCTGCCCTTCATCAACATCATCCCTTCGCGGTTGGCCATAAAAAGACCGCCGGCCTCGACGCCCATCGGCCACCTGGTCTTCGGGGCATCGTCTCTGTCAAAGACTGACCTGGCGTGGATGCTGGCAAAGGTGCCATCGATTTCGAAGGCCGGAACGATGATCTTCCATTGGGAGCTCCATCGCTTGGGCCACCACTGTGGCCAGTAGTGTTGGTCTGGATGGGGCAGTACGCGGGCTACACCAGACTTGATCAGCGATGGTATGTCGAACTGTCTGCGCTCGAGAAACCGCAACACCGCTGCGTCTACTCCTGAATCCGTGAGTGTCTCTATCTTCCTGCTTGCAGCCCAGAGAGCCAGAACCTCTTCCTGCTTGGGTCGCTGTCTCTCCCTGGGTTCGCGTCGTTTGGGTTGCGCCACCGGGGTACCGTTTGTGTGCTGCGCGATCCATCCGCGCTGGAGGTACCACTCTCTCACAGTCCGCTTCTTCTCTGCGGTCAGATTTCGGAGCCTGTCGCCTTCCAGCTTCATAGCCACCAGATCGACACCATCACCGCAGGCACCACAGGCGTGGCACTTCCATCCACGGTCATCCCTGGCCACACCTACCGGTCCCCGCCGGTCGTTGCTTCCTCGAGTCTCCGCTCCACAATGCGGGCATGGACTCAAAGATCTACCGCGCCCTGGGTTCAGGCCGACAGCAGTAGCAATGGTGCCAAGTGGCACCTCTTTTGCCGACTGAATCCACATGGTGTCTCCGTGGAAGATTCGCCGACTGACGCTATAGTCAGTCAGTCAGTTCCAGGGAGAAGTCGAGTTCGCCAGATGGATTGACAGTAAAGCTCATCTCGATGCCAGCTTCCATCCTGGCGCGTTGAGCGTACTTGATCATCGTGTCCAACAGTGGTGCTGGGCGGGTGCCTTGAATCATGTGCCAAAGCGCTGTGTGGCTCGTGCCAATGACCCTAGCGACAGGCCGGTACCCGCCACCCACTGCGTCGACCAGCGCTTGAAGTGCTGGGACTGTGTTGACTCGTTCTTTCGCTGCTACGTATTTGCTGCTGCCTGACATGATCTATCCTTGAAACAGGTGGTAAACGGTTTTGCTTTCGGTGCTTTGCTCGGAGCGCTCTGCCATCAGGATCACTTCTCCGGCATCGTCGCCGTGGTAGTCGGTCACCATCTTTCGGATTGAGATCGTCTCTCCAAGATTGTAGGGTTCGTCGCTCTTGGGCAGATCGATGACGATGTCATCGAACGCCAGGTCAATCATCGGAACGATGTTCGTGTGAATGCCTCGGGCGCCCGTGTATTCGTAAGACCCGATCCCATGGTCCTCAAAGCGGATTGGGCTCTCTGCGAGAACGCCGCAGAGCTTATCGTGAATCAGGTCACACACATCGAGCTCGTAGTTCTTGTCGTACTGAACAAGAAAGCGTCTTTGCGGATGTTTGCCGTCCATTTTTTTCCTCGTGTTTGTGTAGTCAATGTAGGTAACCGTCGGTTACCTGTCAAGGTAACAGCTCATTTCTCTGATCCGGTGTCGCACATTCCCCACCGCACGCAGCCCTGGTGGCCTGTTGGATCGGTGAAGAGCTCTATTTGATCCATGCTCCCGCCTCGTGTCGTGCGGGCCCACTTGATCACTTTGCCGATGGGCCAGGTGTCGCCGGCCCTCTTGCCGGTCTTGGGGTCTGTCCGTGATATCGGGTTCTGAAACCACGTAGGGGGTTGGTACCCGAGGGACTCAAAGGTCTCCCCCTTGGCGGCGTATCTTGTAGCAGCCATGTCCATGACCACCTTCTCGAGATCGCCGAGTACCTCCAGGCGTTCTGGCGTGTAGTCACTCATCGCCCGCAGCTCCGCCTTGCGGGCGAAAATGCATGGGTAGCAGCCGACCCTGGTAGATCCTTGCTCAAGGTAGAGGCGGCAAGGACGGACCCCGTGGCGCTGGTGGATGCCAATCACGTCCTCCTCTGACCAGTCGATCAGGGGTCGCCAGACATCGCACTTGAACGTCCCGCTATGCTCCCACTCCAGCATCATCGAGCGGGCGGCTGACTCCTGGGCGCGGATGCCGACCACGTTGATGACCTGGCCCTCGCGCTCGAGAAGGTAGTCCCGAGCTGGATACACCTTGAGGTGCTGGGTACACCATCGCCTGACCCGAGAGGGGAACATCCCCTTCTTGAGGCATAGCCTCACCATGGACGAGTAGTCCACGCCGAGCATCTTCTCGAACTTCTCGGCGATTGCCACCACATCATCAGGCAGATCAATCTGTGCAGACAGCCGGGTGACTGGCCCAACTACAGCTGGTAGGTCATTCTCTACGTAGTCGTATAGAAAGTCGTGCTCCCAACCCGTATCGAAGAAGATGCGGTCATAGTCATCGGGGCCGTAGCCGAGTTCCATCAGGTGCAGACAGCAGGCCGTGGAGTCTTTGCCGCCAGACACGGACACTACCAGGCGGCGCCCATCCAGTTTTTCATCGAGCTCTTCACGTGTCATCTGCATTCCCTTACGTTTCTGAACAATGGCGCATCGCTGCGGATTCGTCTGCGAGCTTCCTCTGCGTACTGCTGGTTGAGCTCAACGCCAAGAAAGTTTCTGCCCAGCCTGTTCGCTACTAATCCGGTTGTACCGGCTCCAGCGAATGGGTCGAGTACCAGGTCTCCGATTGCACTCCCGGCCTTGATGCAGCGCTCTGCTAGGTCGGGGACCATCACAGCTACGTGACTGCCGGCGTACCTGGCCACCGGCAAAGACCACACGTCTCTCGGTCGACGCCCCCCGAGTTCCCCGGCGTTGTATACGCGCCCGCTGTAGGTGTCGTTGCCGCTTTGCTTGTGTCCGCCAAAGCCAGCCGGCACCGTCACGTCCGGATGCTTTAGTGGCTCGAGTACAGCCTGCATGTCGAAGTAGTAGTGCGGGTTCTTTGCCAGCAGGAAGACGTGCTCATGAGCTGGGGTGAATCGGTCGGTGACTCCCCCGCCTGCAGGAATGGTGTTGGTCTTGTGCCAGATGATTTCCGAGCGCAGCACCCAGCCTCGTTCCTGCAAAGCAAGGGCAACGCGCCACGGTACACCCATGAGTTGCTTGTCGACATAGCAGTCTCCAAGGTTCAGCCACAGCGTGCCGTCTTCTGCCAGCACATGCTTCACCTGGTCCATGCGTGCGCAAATATTGAACACGTACTCTTCGAGAGTAGGTTCTGACCCGAGCTCGTTCTCGGTCCCGTAGGAACGGAGATTCCAGTAGGGTGGGCTCGTGACGCAGCACCTGGCCACACCAGCCTCCTGGTGTTCAAGCTCATTGAGGCAGTCACCGTGTAGTACTACAGCCCAGGTGTCAGGCACTGGATGCCCCATTGATGGCATTGATGCGCAACACGCAGGAGTTACAGGTTCCACATGGTTCGCCTGATTCGGCAGAGTAGCAACTCCAAGTAGTTTCCAAATCAATGCCCAACTCGATGGCTCGGGCGATCACCTCTGGCTTCCGGAGTTCTATCAGCGGGGCGACTACGCGAACGCCTGTGTCCTGCTCAACAAGCGTGCAGACATCAGAGACGAAGCCTGGCCTGCAGTCCGGGTAGTCCTCCCAATCGTCTCTGGTCGGGCCATACCAAACCTCTTGAATGCCTTTGGCGGCGGCATAGTTGACTGCCAACGAAAGCATGATCAGGTTCCGGCCTGGGATCATCCTTGAACCAGGCTCGCCGGATGACGCCTTCATGGGCTCCATCCCGCGAATCGTTGGCATCAATCGCAACATCTCGACATCGTGTTTGCGGGCCCATTCTGCTGCAGCTCGAAACTCATAGGGTCCGGATGGTTGCATGTAGGAGAAGTGGAGCAGTGAATGCAGCACCCCCTCCTGGTGCGCCATGGTTGCCAGGACGGTGGAATCCACTCCACCACTGAATAGAACTGCGACTGACTTCATATGATTTCCCATAGGGGTAGTTGGTTTTTGGCATTGGTGAGTAGGGGAATGCTGACTGCAAACCTGCTTGCGCTTGTGCCGTCAAACGAATCCGCGCCAGCGAACTGGCATAGGCGTATTCTCCTGGCGGTGTTCACTCGCCCCACATGGAAATAGGCACCAGTCTCCTGTGCCAGCTGCCCCCATTGCCGCATCGTTTCCAGCTTCCAGTCTGTTGTGCCGCCCAAGAAAATGCCGATTTCATCGCACAACAGCGAACGGATATCGCCTGGTGTCATGCCATCCTGAACGGCTATGAGTTGCCTGCGGCCAACCCCCCGCAGCCTGGGCAGCCACTCTTCTGAAAAGCGTAGCGACTCGTGCCCACCCCCAACGATGTCGGGCACGACGATGAACTCGGCGTTGTCGCCAAGAGATTCGACGACGGCCTCGAAGGCGCCCACATCGAATGGCCTGCCTTTCTGGTAGGCGGTCCAAGCTCCATTGTCTATTGCGTATGGAAAGCCTTCATGTCGGTGCTTACCTGTGGCGGACACCAACAGGTGCCATCCAGAGTTGCGCAGGGCATCAAGGTTTCGACGTGTTCCTGTGCGGCTTGCATAGGGAATCATCGTCCTGGTTGCAGCCCAGGTGTCAGCCACGCGCTGCTACCTCGAGCATCGTGCGGATGCATCCCATGCAGATCTTTGCACGCACCTTTGGCCTGGCATCCCAGTTGTGAAACACGATGAGCTCATCGAACCGGCCTCGACAG